TGGTTTAGTTGCTGGCCTTGGCGATGCTGTCAAAGGCGCAATGGAAGATGAGCAAGCCCAGAAAATGCTTGAGCGTCAGCTACAAAAAACCACTGGCGCTACTGATGCACAGGTCAAAGGTGTTGAGGCTTTTATTACTGCAGCTGGTAAACAAAAGGGCGTAACAGATGACGAATTACGCCCGGCAATGGCTGGTCTTGTACGTGCCACCATGGATGTTAACGAAGCACAAAAGGCAGCCACGCTTGCTATGGATGTTGCAGCGGCTAAAGGCATCAGCCTTGAAACAGTAACTAAAGCGATGGAAAAGGCATACGGCGGCAACATGACCGCGCTTGCAAAACTGTCCCCAGAACTACGCCAGATGATTAAAGACGGCGCAAGCATGGAAGAAGTCATGGCTGAGATGGCTGTCACTTTTGGCGGTGCCGCTACTGATTCTGCTAACACTGCTGCAGGCTCGATGAAGCGTTTAGGCGTTGCCCTTGGTGAAGCCAAAGAAGGTGTAGGCGCTGCACTGCTACCAATTCTTGAAAAGGCTTTGCCGGTACTGCAATCGTTCGCACAATGGGCACAGGACAACCCAACACTCATCACAGCTGTAGCAGCTGCTTTTGGTGTAATGGCTGCAAGCATTGTGCTAGTCAATGCCGCTATGGCTCTAAACCCTGCAGTGCTGATCACGGCTGCCATTGTTGCCTTAGGTGTTGCACTTGTAATGGCCTACAAAAAGTTTGATACTTTCCGCGCTGTTGTGCAGGGCGTTGCTAATGGCGTAGCTGGATACTTTGAGTTTATCGCTAACGCCTATATCAAAATGATTAACTTAGTAATACGTGGCATTAACTTGATTAAGCCAGGCAAAGACATTGGCACTATTGGCCAGGTCAGTTTTGGCACGCTTGGTGGCGATGATGGCGGCAATGGTGGCTCTAATCCTGCAGGACTCGACTACAAAGCAATGGCTACCGGCGGTGTTGTCACCAGCCCGACTATGGCGCTTATTGGTGAGGCAGGCCCAGAGGCTGTTATCCCGTTAGACAAAATGGGCGGCATGGGTGGTGGCGTAACTATCCATGTGAACGGTGGCGACCCTAATGCTGTTGTTAACGCGCTACGCACGTACATGAGACAAAACGGCTCTGTGCCTATCAAGGTAAGCAATAACTTCTAATGCCACAGAATTATCAAGTTTCTTACTCGTATGAAGGATTACTGCCTACTTTTGTTCCGCTGACCAATGTGCAGGAAATCAATCTAAATATCGGTAGGCAACGCCAGTTAGATCAGTACAACGCCAGCACTGGCAGTATTGACATTAGATACCCAACTGGATACGCCAGCCCTATTACTTATTTAGTGCCCGGCAACTACATCAAAGTTGAGAACTTAACTACTGGCATAGTGCTGTTTATCGGTGTCATTAACAACACTGTTATTCAATACGGCATCCCCTATGCAGGCGGTGTTGGCAATGCTGACAGGCTTTCAATCTCTATCGAAGGCGTGTTTGCACAGCTGGGCCGTAAGCAGGGCGAAAGTTACGCAATGGCTGCAGACACTCTGTACAACCAATTAGACGACTGTGCCAGCGCTAGCTCAACCCCTGTCAACACGGCCGTGACCAACACGCAACCGCTAGGTGCTACCACTGTCTCCAGCACATGGGCTGACTGGCTCAACAAAGTGCTGATTACATTGAATGGCCGTATCTGGGATTCAGACGACATCAACATGCGCGTATTCACACCTTTTGAACAAAAGATTGGCACTATCAATTTTAGTGATGTAGCAAATAATGCCACTAATCAGGTGTACAACAGCGTTAACTTTGGCAGCTACGCAGACAACTTTTACACGCAAGTTACTGTTGACCCTGAAAGTTTTGCACCCGTCACTGTGGATACTGGCGCTAGCAATTACCGCACACTGGTAATGAATACCCTCAACGGAAGCACGTCACAAGCCACGGACTTTGCTAACTATTTGCTTAACAACTACAACGACCCAGCGTTTGCTTTGCTATCTATCAGTTGCCTAGCCGAAGCGCAGACCGTTTTTAAGCTTGACCAAATATCAGCCTTTTATCCTGGCTCTGGAGTTGAAACTGGCTTTGCTTCTTTGCCGGGTAGCCAGGTCAATGTGACGTTTCGTGGCACTGTGTTTTCGTGTGTCATTGAAGGTGCCAGCATGACGGCCACGCCAGAATCTTCTACTTACACTTACTACGTGTCAGGTGCCGATCTAAACGCTTACCTTATTTTAAACAATGCGGTGTTCGGCCAGCTCGATTACAACAAGTTAGGATATTGATTATGGCTATAAAGACTTTTACTACGGGTGAGGTGCTGACGGCTGCCGATACGAACACGTATCTGGCAAACTCAGGGCTGACCTACATCACAAGCGTTGCAGTTTCAAGTGCCACAACTGTCATAGATAATTGCTTTACAAGCACCTACAAGAATTATCAGGCAGTTATGAACATCACTAGCGACACGGGTGGTGCAGCACAGATTCAGATAAGTATGCGAGTCGGTGGTTCAACAACTGGCGGAACTGGTTATTACGGTCGCTACACAGGCACACAGTGGACTGGTTCAGTTGATGATGTTGGAATGAATGGTGCTGCAAACTGGTTCGCAATGCGAGTAAATGGCGACGGGAGAGGATTCGGCGGAACTGTTAATTTCCAAAATCCACAATTAGCAGCCCGAACATTTATTCAGACGACAGGTTCAGATGGCAATCAGCGTTGGCTATTTGGCGGTATGCATGATTCGACTACGCAATTTGACGGCTTTCAGATTTTTAACTCTGGAACTTCTGCAATGACTGGCACTATTACTGTTTACGGATACAGAAAGGTTTGATTATGTCAAAGCCCATGGGAACATTTCACGATGCCTTGACAGGCGTAACAATAGAAAGGGAACTTACAGATGAAGAAATTGCTAATCAGCCTGAGCCTTTTAACTTGCCTAGCCCTGAGTAGTTGTGCTGATCGTGAACGCATTAACTGCCCACACACCAAAAACCAAGTCATGACACGCACCACCCAAATCACCACCCCAACCACCACCATCGCACTAGACGGACGTTGCTAATGAAACTACGCGCACGACTATCCAACGAAGAAATCAAAGGCCGACTAATTTTGATTGTTGGATTGGCAATCTCCATTGCCTTTGTCGGCACCGTATTCGTACTTCTTTACGGCCTTTTGTTTGTTACGCAACCATTGGAGCAAGCACCCAACGATGCTGAAGCATGGAAGATTCTGTCTCCGCTGACCCTGACCATGAGTGGCGTATTGGCGGGATTGCTCGCTTCAAACGGGCTCAAAGGGCATCAGAACGACAAGGACAAAGAATGAAGTACACCGGGTACGACAAAACAGCTACAGCCAAAATGGCTGGCACCGAAAAGTTCGTAGAGCTGTGTGCGCGTAGATGGTCTTTCATCAACCTTGGAACGCTCGTGGTCAGGCAGATGCGATCTGGTCAAGGCATGTCAGTTCACAGCACTGCTAGAGCATGCGACGTTGGTTTCCCAGACACAAAAGAAGGGCGCGCTGCAGCTGTGCAGGCAATGCTCTGGTTCGTCAAATATTACAAAGAGCTAGGCATTGAAGAAGTGCACGACTACGGCGGCCTAATTAACGGCACGTGGCAGGGCTGGAGATGCAACCGCAATGGCAAGCCCGGCTGGAAAGTGTGGACTGATTCTGACAATGGTGGGTCAAAAAATGGACGATGGATTCATGTCGAACTTGCCCCACAATCCAATGGTGGTCACGCTGAGGATGGCGTAGCCCTAGAAGCTGCATGGCGCGCTCTGCCTAAGCCATAAGAACTCCCAGCTCGTTTGAGCGTGGCTGGGGCTAGGTGGTGGGTATCTTTGTTTCCATTGGGATATCCACCACCGACTTTCTAAATTGTGTAAAGTAACCGTCGCTACTCAAATAGCAGAAAGTCAGAGGAAACATGACATACACCGACCTACCACTATTCAGGGCAACCGACCCTGAAACCTCACGCCAAGTAAACCCGATCAGGGTTGGCACTCACCGCGCAATCCTGCTGGAACAGTATTTCTACGCAACTTTGGGCTTGACCGATGAGGAGGCAGGCGCTCGAGCCGCACTTGCTGGTCACGAAATAAAGGGCTACTGGAAGCGCTGCAGTGACTTACGCACCATTGGACTAATCCAAGACTTAGGCATCCGTAGAGCGCTTCTGAGCGGTTCTCAGGGCATTGTGTGTGGGATAACGCATTCTGGGCTTGACATTGTTAGGGGCTGGGCATGACCGACACTCAATTTATCTACAGTTTCATAATGGGATGGGTCAGTTGCTGGCTATGGCTCAAAATGATGGCCAACAGACCATGATCCCCACATGGGGGTATACAGTCCTAAAATCAAAAGACAAGAAAATCATGGTGCAAATCTTCACAGACTTGTCCACAGGCCTGATTGAGTACACCCAAGTCTGCACACGTGCAGAGTCTTGGCACTTATGGGGGTCGCCAACAGAAGTAGAGAGAGTTGATTAAGAAACTCATGGCACTATCGCTAATCCTCGCCCTATCCACCCCAGCGCATGCAAGTGCAGCTGCTGACTCCCACACCAAATATCACGGCGTACTTCCAGACGCTTACTACGATCAGTTAGCGCGTTGTGAAACTGGTGGCAATTGGTCACACAGCACCAAGTCCTATACGGGTGGGCTGGGTATCCATCGCCAGACTTTTCGCACTTGGTCAAATTACAACTCAGCCAAAGGATTAACACCTAAACAGCAAGTCAAGGTGGCTGATGCCATCGCTTTTAAGTCCCATGTCAATCCTGATGGCCGTAAGGTTTGGCGCGTTGGGCCTTGGGGCTGGGGCTGTCTTAAACGCGAAAAATCATTACAAATGTTCATATGCCAATCTCGTCACAAGGATGTGCAAAGATGGAAACGCAACTGCTAAACAAAGGAAAAACAAATGGAAACATCAACCGGTGAACTAATCGCCAAACTAACCAACATCAGCCATACCTTGGCGCTTGAGCTGCGCTTTAAGGAAGCCAGCGTCATTATGGAAGCCGTAGGCGCGCTACACGCCTTGCCCAACATCGCTGAAACCATCCGAGATGCGTGGCACCCATCGTTTAATAGCTCTGGGCCATCTAAGGGCATCACATACATAAGCAACGTCTCGTTAGGAAAATCAGATGAGTGAAAAAGTACAAGTCGGCAACATTGGTATTCACCAAGTCACTCGGGACAACATCACATGCAAAGTGAGCGACCATGACACTTTTAGTTGCATCACCCTTGATTTTGGGCTTACAAGCGTCACGCTATTTACTAACCGTGATGACGTGGCAGCAATACGCAGAATCCTTGGTGGCTGGTGAGCGAATACATGCACAAAGATGATGTGGCAGACATGATCTATGCCAAAGACAAAGAAATACGCGACTTGCAAGATGTCATTTTGCATTTTGAGCGCCGCATTACAGACCTACAGGCAAATGTTAAACGACTAGAAACAGAGTACGCACGTGGGCTTTAATCTTGACGAATACACGCCCGTCTCCGAGCGCATAAAGCAATTCTGGATTGACCACCCCAACGGCGCTATTCATTCAGAGCTGGTTTTTGATGATGGCAGTCGATGCATAGTTAAAACAGTGCTATGGCTAGACAAAAACGATACACAGCCAACCACTACGGACTATGCAGAAGAAATAATTACTGATCGTGGGGTTAATTCCACTAGCAGAATCGAGAATTGTTGTACCTCTAGCCAGGGGCGAGTTTTGGCAGCTGCAGGGTACCTAGGCGCAGACTGGACAAAAAAACCGAGTAGGGAAGAAATGCAGAAGGTTGTCAGGATGTCCGGTGACACGCAGATTACTGAGAACAGCAACCTGGCATCAGAGAAGCAACAAAACATGATTCGTGCGCTGTGTAAATCCATTTCTAAATTGCCACCAGCCAATTTGCAGGCCATGACAAAGCGCGAAGCAAGCGCCTACATTGACACCCTTAAGAGTGGCGAAACCCCAGCGCCTAGCTACGACACCCCAGAAGAACCGTTTTAATGCTTGACCTATTTAGCCTGGTCATCATGCTTAGCGCGGTGTTTATGTGTGGCTTCATGCTTGGCAAAGACAAAAAATGATTCCCATCTCTGAAGCGTCTTTTCTACAGCAGGTAAAGGCTTTGGCTTATCTGCATGGCTGGGCGTTTCACCATGCCACCCCATCTATGACATCTAAGGGCAAATGGATAACCACCGGTGCTGTCGGTTTCCCTGATCTAGTCCTAGCCCATCGAGCACGTGGACTTATCTTTGCCGAGTTAAAGAGCGCCAAAGGCAAGCCAACCAATGCCCAACTTGATTGGATGGCGCGCATAGGGCCATACGCAGAGTGCTACCTATGGCGGCCTGATGACATCATTGACATTGAACGGCGCTTGGCTCAATGCTGATCGTGGCGTGGTATGTCCTGCTACTGTCGCTGGGCATCGCCATACTTCAAGGCTTACGCAAGTAACAAAGACCTACAACTAAATACGGCCATGGCCTCGTACGGGATTGCACTGTGCAGGCGTAACACACGGTGACGTGGGTAGAGCTGGCGCGCCCAACCACCCAAGATGACTTACGTGAAAGGTTGTTGGGGTAAGTCGCCAGTGCAGCGTTCCCTAACGACACAAAAGGCGATTGGTGTTCCACCCTAAACAGTTCCGGCAGCCAACA